TATATTGTCTCCTACTATGCTAGCTTCGTATGCAGCTATTGGATTAGTACTTGTATATATCATAGCATATTCTACTGTTTTAATGTCAGCTGTGTCTTGTACTAATAATAATTCAGAAGACTGATATTGTCCATAAGTTAAATCTTCAACATTAATCAAAAGCTTAGCAAAATGTACATTAGCTTTAGCTTCTGAGAAAATTACAGCTCCAACAGAACTTACATTACTTATAGTAGCTCCTTGTAAAACAAATCTAGCAGTATTAAAGTAGCTTTTAGAGTTTACCTCGTTAATAGCAGATACTAAATTAGACTTATTTGCAGTAGTTAGAGTAGCTAGGTTACCTACAGAGGAGCTTAAGCTACCTACATTAGTTTGCACAGTATTTACTTGCTGCTGTGTAGCATAGTTAGTAGTTATATAAGCGTTAGTATTAGAGATGCTACCAACTAGCACAGTATAAGTTGAGTAGTCGTTAGCAAGAGCTGAGAAGTAAGTAGCAGATACGTTAGCTTTAGTATCTAAATTAGTATTAGCTTGAGTAGCATAAGCTATAATGTTAGATTCAGCTGAGTTAACATTAGATTGCGTATTATTAATAGCAGCATTGAGGGTAGTATAAGTTATATAGTCATTAGCATCTGCATAGTTACGTAGGCTTACAATGGTAACTTTTTTAGTCGAGTCTGCGCTAACGTCGACAATAGGTAGTACATCAGTACCAGCTATGTCAACTGCGGCTAGCTCGACTAGCTCTGTAATTTTTACGTTTGCCATTAGTAAGCTCCAATAAATCTATTTTTTATATTGTGTCATTTGTGTAACACAATGTCAAAATAGATTTTTCAATATTTGTTATTACGGTTAGAGGTTATAAAGTAGTTTTACTAATAGACTAGTCTTGTCGATGAGTTTAGACTACTAGGTTAAAACCGTCTTGAGTTATAATAGCCTCTCCAAGCTGAGTTACCATGTAGTTTAAGTTATCTGGCGGAGTATTTAAATACTGCTTAATAGCGGCCATAGACAAGACTAGCCTAGAAATACTCAACCTCACTTTAGTTGCGCTCGCTTATGTATAGAGTTCCAGAAGTGGTAGCACCAATAGCTGAGATGAACTTTGATGTTTCTGACGATATAAGCTGAGATCCAAGAGCTACGTCGTATATGAACCCTTGAGGAACAAAATGTGAGTTAGTAGTATTAGCTACAACCGTATCATTACCAACCTCAATATAGCAGTCTGCAGTAGCGTATAGAGTTATAACACGAATAGAGTCAGCAAAGCGGTTACTGAGTGAAGCGGTGCTAGCGTTGAATGTAATCTTAGACCCACCAGCAGGACGAAGTCCTAAAACCGGAATAGGCTCGTTTGCGTCATCACGTGGTTGTTTGCTCATTGTATATCCTCAATCTCGTGCGAAGCACGCCTCGAATTTTTTAACGTAAAGTTATTCAAGTAAATCACGCATCAGTCTATCGTAGTTGTTAACTTGAATTGCTACTGCAGGGCCTTTTTCTGTAGGTCTTAGCCTATCTTCAACGTCATGTAGATGTTTCATCCAATCAAGTAGATCCTTTTTCGAATATATGCCAGTCTCCATAGCTTCTTCAAGCTTTTGATCAATAACCTGGTTAATAAGGTTGATGCGCTTTACTCGATTAAGATATCCTTGCGTAGCAAACACTGAATCAACATAGTTTTTAACTTCTTTTTTATCTAGTGCGGACGTGACACGATCTGTTGATATGCCATACTCATCTGCAATAGTCTCAATGTCTTTACCGCTTAAATAATCATTAGCAATGGCCAGAATCACTGGGTCAAGCGGTGAAGTTTGAAGAGTGCGGTTTAGAGCTTCAACAGTAGTGGTCGGGCTCATAATCTCTTGTTTAGCCATTATATTTCCTTTTTATCCGTGTTCAAATCTAGAGAGAGATGCAGGAATGTTATTCTTCCAGACGCGATAAGCTGCCCAATAAGCGGATCTATCGTTAGTAGACGTAGCCAGCTGTTCGTGTATCTTTATCTGTTTAATGTAGTGAGCTAATTCATCTGCATTCATCTTATCACTGTTCCCGTTGATATACCAAGGTAGATTTGCATGCAATATCAAATCCTACGTCACTTCGTATGTTAGTTCGATGAGTAGATCAGCTATGCCATACGGTTCCATAACTCCTTCATCCGTTCTTATAGAGGATACTCTCATTTGAACTACGTTCAAAGTAGTGTGAGAGGCTCTAAACTGATCGACTACGTCTTCAATGCTTCTAGCTAAATCCTCAGCAGCAGTCATAGCATCTACTCCATCGTCATAAGTGTATCCACGTAGTTGGATTAGCGTAGTAGCCCAGCGAAGGCCAGCACCAAAGTGTGTTCTAGACTCTGTGCCTGGAGTGAAACATATAGTAGGCCAGTCATTTATTTCATCTATAGTTTTAAGGACGGACGAAGTGGTAGCGATGGTGCTAAGATCTGCTCGAAGCTGTGCAACAATATCAGTGCGACGACTCATGATTTCTCCTAATCATTATACAGTATAGCGAGGTTAAGATCTACAACTCCGTAGGGGGTGAAAAGTCCTTCATCTGTGTGCAGTTCAGTAACTTGTGCGCTTTGAATATTTAGTGCACGATGTGCAGCAGCGAACCGTTCGATCGCACGCTCAATCAGATAGCACACGCGTTCTGACTCGGCAATAGAATCATCGTCGCTCCATACATAGGCTCGCACGCTAACAAAATAGCTTTTAAGCTTAGCCCCCGCTCCGTAGTGATTGATGACGAGCTTACCGCTATGGTTCCACACGTTGATAGCTGGAAAGTCATTAACGTCTTCAATATACGGACGAGGAGTAGCGGCTATGCCGGTCTCGCTAGTTAACCAAGCCTCCATAGCGTCTCTTATTTGGGTAGGTTTGACCATATAGCATCTACCAATCTATCACGAGTTTTGTACTTATCAACTAACGTAGACCACAGCTGCTTAGCTGCTGGTGAGGCTCGTCTTGCCTTGAAGCCATACCAGCGAATAATAAACTTAGCTACTTGACGATCTGTGACAATTAAAAAATTATCGTCCAGCCACTGCCTAGCTGATTCAATTGTTGGTAGATCGTCACATACCACATCGCTGTAGAACGTATCGGTAGGCTCATAGTTAGGATGGATAATAGACATTCCAGGTAAACACTGCTTACCATGTATATCAATAGGAATACCTGAATCATCGTATGCACAGGGTGGTAGGCCTGGCCAAAAGTAGTTTCCTGACTCATCCTCGTCAGAGGAGCAGTTCCATACCAAGGGGCCATATCTGTATTTCATATTTTTCCTCATAAATAATTTTTGAATTTTATTCAAAAGCGTGATTAAAACTTAAGTCTAGTATAGAGTTCCTTTTAAAGGGTGTCAAGATTTCTCCTCAGAATTTGCAAATTTACCTGATATAGGCCGTGAACAGGTGCGCTGTGATATTTTTGCAACACTAGTCGTCTTAACCGCCCCACCCCCGCGCAAGATTATTGCGCGCAAGATTATTGCGCGCAACCTGTAGGGGTCACCCCTCAGAGGGGGCGATATCCTTTCGATATTTTCACAGCGCCAAGATATTTTGCCCAACGGGCGCGGCGGCTTTGGATCATTGCAGGGCTTTCGGTATATTCTGCAAAGGCAAGGAAGGTAACCGATACCGCGCCTTGCTTGCGGTTGCAATTGCCGCAAAGGCGAACAAAATTTTCTGCTACCATAGCGCCGCCCTTAGACTCTGCAACGATATGGCCGCACTCGTCAGCATCCCAAGTGCCGCAAGCGGCGCAGCAGGTATGGCGGGCGAAAACCGCGTTACGGATGGCAGCGGGGATGCGGGCTTTTTTGGTCATGGCGTTCTCCTATGGGCTTGCTTGCCCTATGACTAACATTCGCACGAATCGCGGTAGGGGTCAAGCGATAAATGCAAATAAATCGCATTATTTTTCACTTTTTTTTCGTTCACGTTTTGTTCCTGATTCGTTCACGTTTTGTTCTACGTTCACGATTCGTTCCCGTTTTGTTCACGTTTTGTTCCTGATTCGTTCTGCATAGGGGAACAAACAGGGAACAAAGGATGAACGTAATATTATTGCGCAGAATGATCAATCTTCGCAATAAAATTATGCATTATGTTGTGGTGCGTCACGGCGTGGCGTGCTATAAATATTACATAGGGAAGGCAAGACGCCAAGCCCATCGCCTGAAAGGCTACTACCATGACCAACTTTGCAACCCACTATATCGTTCGCCAAACCGAAAAAGCTATCGGTGTTGTAACCCTGCCCGCTATGGGTGCGAAAAAGCTGTTGTGGGTTCCACGCGCTAAGATTGAGTCGATGAACGAAATTGATACCTATTCGCCTTTGTTCGAAATTGCAGGCGAAAAATTTCGCCGTCAATCTATCCCTGTAAATCTGCAAGTGAATGCAGAATGGCTTGCAAAGGTGCAAGCCTAACGCCTAGGGGCTGGATCCTGCTAGTTATAGTTTGAAATGCAAAACCGAAAGAGAAAAAAATGAAACAAAGTGAAGCGACCGCCCTTGCCAATGCAATGTTTGCCCAATGGGATTTGTTAGATTTCGAACATCGTTGCATAAACGCCAAACAGTTTTGTGACTCGTTTGCAGAAATTCAAGATCTGCTATCTGCTAGTCAATATCTTAAGGTGCAGTCGTTTTATGACGATGCGCTGGAATACTATCTGCCCAAGCTTTGGGCTTAAAATAGGAGGACCTAATGCTTATAATAGTTGTAATCTTTATAGCATATCTAGCGGTTCTTTTCTTTGTTGACCCGTTTAACTAATAACATCCTCAAATAAGGAATGACTAAAATGATGTGGGTAATTGGTATCGTAATATGTGGTGCTATTATTTGGGCTGTGCCTCGGTGATAGAAAACCCTTTGTAATCAATAGGTTAGGAGGGGTCGCGCCTCGGTAGCTAACTCATTGATATTGCAGGCAAACATAGTGCTTGCAACGCACAACTAATCGGGTTATAAAGATTGTAACGAAGCACAGGAGAATACAATGCACATCGAAGATCTTACCGCTGAGATTGAATGCACATTCCGCGAAATTCCTTTGGAATATATTCCTGCACGTATCGCAGAGCTTGAAGGGTTTCGTAACTGTTATGCAAAGCAAATCACGCGCTATCGTGAAAGACTAGCAGCAGGAAAAAAGATAGCTCGTCATGAATTGCGTTGTCTGCGTCTAAACCCATTGTCTATTCGTCGCTTGAATCTTATCATTCGTGCGCTGCGCGAAGGATATGCGTATAGAACAGCTTGACACGCCAAGCTAATCGGGTTATAAAGAATCATAGCAAAACAAGGAGAGACTAATGCAAAACTATGACGCCGTTCAATTCGCCTCTATCCAGCGCAGCCATGCATATCTGCGCAAAAAAGAGTATAAGGCCCGTGTTGACCGCGATAATCGGCACGATCTTATTCTGACTCTTCTTGTGCTTGCTATGGTTGCCCTGTCAGTTATCGGCTTGGTTGCCTCTGTCCTCAATCTATAAAGAAACAGGGTGTGACATATTTGTCACACCTAGCGCCAGCTGGAACAAACAGTGAACAGGATGGGCCCTGAAATATCGTGTGTTATCATACACTTAGCGCGTGAAGCGCCCCGCCTTCCAAGCTATTGATATCATTGAATAAACTTAGCTATTGCATCTAGGTTAAACTTGGGCTATTGTAAATCATCAGGTAAGGAAAAAAGACCATGAAAAGAATCGTTATATTTGATCTTGATGAAACTATCATCAACTCTGCCCACCGCACGCCTAACCGCGCTGACGGAACACTTGATCTTGATAAGTATTTTCAACTCAAAAATCGCGATTCTATCATGAAGGATAGCTTGCTACCTTTGGCTGACGTGTTCAAATCTTTAGATCGTAAAGAAAACTATGTAGTGATCTGCACGGCAAGAGCAATGGATCAGAACGATTACGATTTTCTTGAAGTTAATGGTTTAACGGCGCATAACATAATGTGTCGGCCACTTGACGGCTCAGAAAATAAAATCCCTGACGCTGATTTGAAAGCTAGGAAAATTTCCAGATTGCGGAATCTTCGTCAATTCCGTAATCTACCTGTAATAATGTTTGATGATGCAAAACCTGTGATTGCTAAAATGCGTTCTATCGGTGTTGCTTGTATGAATGCGATAACTGTAAATCGTAAATTAGCATAAAAGGTAATAAAATGAAGTATGGAGTCGAAAGATTAAGTTGGGCGTTAAATAGTTTTTTTATAGTTGCAGTTCTAACTTTTGGAATTAATAACTATTCTGATGTTTTAGCGCAAGACTTGTTGGATAAAATTAGCGATATTGATCGCCATTGCTTGCATCAAAATGTATATTTTGAAGCGGGAAATCAGAGTATAAAAGGAAAAGTAGGGGTTGCTTGGGTTACTCTTAACAGAGTAAGAAGCCAAGAATTTCCTAATACAATTTGCGAAGTGGTATGGCAGGACAAGCAATTTTCTTGGACTCAAGATGGCAAGCCTGATGAGCCCGCAGAAAATGATGCAGATCGCCGTGCTTGGGAAGATGCGGGGCTAATCTCAGAAATCGTGCTTTTTGAATGGCTAAAAGGCAGCAATGGGCCTGTCGCGGGTGCTACGTATTATCATGCTGATTATGTAAATCCTGATTGGGCTAAAGAGAAAAAATGGCTGGGCATAATTGATGATCACATTTTCTATAAGTAATTCAATGAGTTAAGGGGTGGGCCGCCCAGCGCCGTAACTGCTTGAAAACACACACTTTTATTTGCTATTGCATAGCACAACGAATCACGCTATAAAGATAATATGGAAACGGACAACATAGGAGAGTCCAAAATGGCTAAAAAAATCAAAGCTGCCCAGAAAAATAAAACTAACCCGTTTACTCTGCTTTATAAGGACAAAGAAACTGGGGAAATCTTCACTCATCAGTTTCTTCATCACGAAGAAGAAGTTTATGGCGAAGAATTGAGCCAATTTTTGCTGCTTCCAGCTACAGAATCTTGGCTGGAGATGTGGAAAGGGCCAGTGCCCCGCAAGCAGGTAAAAGCGCTTGCAAAGCATTTGGAAGTGATAGCCGTAGTATATGGCCACACAAGCATCGAAACTCCTTGCGAAAAGGGAAGTGAATGGAATCCCAAGCTTGACATTTTTGGTAAACCTAATCTGCGATTGGTACACTAAAAAAAACCTAGCTAACCAATTGGTTAGCTAGGGCAGCGCCCCGCCCGCTAACCCCTTGAAACTACACGCTTTTATTGTTGTTGACGTGGCCCAACGAATACTCTATAAAGATCATAAGGAAACGCAGACAAAGGAAAAACTGCAATGGCTCATAAATCCACACTTTTCATGGTCACAGATATTGAAACCACGCTACGCAAGCGCATTGCGTTCGATATTGCATGGCGCACAATTGATCGTAAGGGCAAGGTTTATGCCGAAGGCTCGTATGTAATCCGCGAAGCATTCAACCTAGACGTTCCTTTTTTCGCTACAAAGCTAGGTCATTATTTTGATGATGCCTATGCAAAGCGAATTGTTCCCGCTAGCATTTTAGAGGTTCGCACGGAATATAATAAGCAAATTGCAGACTTTCAAGATGCGGGCCATCGCGTTATTCCCTGCGCTTATAATGCTGCATTTGATTTTAAGTATATGCCAGAAACATTGCAGCAGCTTACGGGCAATTCTAATGCGCGTTGGTTAGATCGCAAGGTTGAATTGATGGACATTTGGGCTTATTGGGGCGCAAGCGTTCCTAAAAACTACAAAGCTAATGCAAGCAAATCTGGCAACTATTATTCCACAAGCGCCGAAAGTGCTTTCCGCTTTGAGTTTAACCAAGCCGATTTTGTTGAGCGTCATATTGCTTGGCACGATTGCGTTATTGAAGGCGATATTTTGCAAAAAGCCCTTGCTCGCCGTAAGGCTTTGCATACTGTTCAAAGCCCCAAGCAATTTGCTGGCGCTATCTGGAAATCTATTAATACCCGTCTGGGTATTACTGGCAATCAATCTTTAGTTGTGGGGGCATAAATGCAAGAGATCTGGAAAGCTTGGCCGCAATGGCTAACAGATGCGGCCATTGCAGCCTATCGCGCGGGTGAAACGCCAGAAGCAATAGGCGCGGTTCTAAAACGCCGCCCTGCGGTTGTCCGCTCTAAGCTAGTGCGGGAAGGGGTATATATATCAAAAACCGCTGCACGCAAAATTTATGTAGCCGAATCAGCTGAGGGGTTCTAGGATGAAAAAAACTCTAACGAAAACAGGCACTTGCAGGCATTGCACGATAAATTGCTATGCTGAAAGCAAAGGCAATCCCACAATATGGCCTTGCGGTGTTGAGGGTTGCCCCTATCCTACCGCGCAAATTATTCAATTTCCTCAATCGTTTACGGGGTCAAGCCTGCTACAAATCGTAGGGAACTGAAAAAACCCTGCAAGTTCAAGGACTTGCAGGGGGCGGCGCCCCGCCTCCTAACTGCTTGATTTTGCAGGGAATAAATCGTGCATCTGACGTGATTTTGTTCTTGCTATTTGCCGAATCATCGCGTATATATAATACATAGAAACGGACAACATAGGAGAGTCCAACATGGCTGCTGAGAAAAAAGTAAACTACACTGAAGCACAGACTGTCGCAATGATCGCTAACTATCAAGCGGGTCAATCGGTCGAGGACATTGCAGACGCAATGGGCAAGGCTGTTCGGTCGGTTCGGTCGAAGCTGGTTCGGGAAGGCGTGTATGTCGCCGCTGAAAAGGCTGCAAAGTCGAAGCGTGAGGAAGGCCCCACGAAAAAGGAAATGCTGCAAGAGCTGGAAACTCTCGCCACCTTTCCCGTTGAAGGCTTCATGGGTGCAACTAAAGAGTCGATTCAAGCTCTTATTTCGCATCTAAAGACCGCTTAAAGAATAAGCTAGGCGTGAAAGCGCCTAGCTACTATGGCCCGCGCTTGGTGCTACCCGTTTAGATAGCTGGCGCTATCTTGACAACCTCGCCAGAGGGGGGATGCGGTTCGATTCCGCAGCAGGCCTTTCATCCTTGAAAAAGTGATTGATTTCAGTCACTTAGAGGGGGCCGCGCCCCACCTCGTAACTACTTGATTCTAAACGAAAACTTAGCTATTGACTTGTTGGATCTATCGGCGTATAAATAGACAGGAAATAGAAAAGGAACTAACCATGATTACTAACATCTCAATCTTCGATATGGACGGAACTATCATCGATAGTTCGCATCGCCAAGTCACTTTGCCAGATGGAACTCTGGACCTATCGGCTTGGATCGAAAATTGCTCTCCTGAAATGATCTTTCAAGATAAGGTCTTGCCTCTGGCTCAACAGATCCGCAAGCGTCAAAAAGCTGGCGATTATGTTTTGATTTGCACGGCTCGCGTTATGCGCCATGCAGATTATGAGTTTTTGATGGATAACGGGATTTGCCCCGATAAAATCATTTCTCGCCCTATGGGTAATAATGAGCCAGACGGCCAGCTTAAAGCCAAGCAATTGTCTAAGCTGTTCAATCTAAAGCAATTCAAACGCGCTTCAAAAATAATGTTTGACGATGCGGCTTCTGTTCGGACCGCTCTGCGTAAGATTGGAATTGCGGTTCTTCACCCTCGAAAAGTTCATTGATTTCAATGGCTTAAGAGGGGGCCGCCCCGGCTGCTAACTCATTGATAACACGCAATAAAATACTTCTTGCACTGTTCTATATTTTTGCGCTATAGTTAATCATCAAAAGGAGAAATAGAAATGGAAGCACCTCATGTATACGTTGTCCACTACCAAGGCAGGGACGTTGAATGCTACGGCACGTTGGAAGAAGATAGCAATTTCAGCGTTGTCTGCGATGATGAATCTGATGATGATGTTTGGACTGATGGCGATCCTGATAACGAATCATTTACCACTTGGGAAGATGTAGTAGCTTGTCTGCAAATGCACTTTGACTCAGACATTCAAGAAATCTCGGCTTGCTAAGAAAACCCCTTGTAACTCATTGAATTACAAGGGGTGGCGCCCCTACCCCTAAGCCACTGATAACACACAATAAAATAGCTCTTGCAATCCACAGCGAATCGGCGTATAAAGAATCATCATCAAAGGAGATACAGATGAAAGCTAAAGAAGCCATTGCCAAGATTGAAGAAATCATGACTCTGGTATATGATGGATATGGTGAGCCTATGCACCCTTTTGAGCGTGTGAGCATGATTAACACTGTGATCCGCCGCTACAAAAAAAGCCTGCTGAAAAAGGAAAGCCAAGATGCGCCTTCGTGAGGGCGCATGGTATGCAACACAACGGGGCCGAGTCGTTGGCCCTGTTATGCGAATGAATCACGCCGTCACCGAATCCTTCTGGTTTGAAGATTACTTTGAAACTGGAATTTGGAATCGTTTCGGCTGGTGTCACCCTGAAACAAAAACAGGGTATAGTTATGGAAACTTGGTGCAAGAGGTAGAGGAGCCAGCACATGAAACAAATTTGGTGTGAATGGGATATCGGGCAGGAACGCTTGGTTTTTCGCAATGACGACGCGGCAATGCGATGGATTCGCAATAACCCGCTTCTACAAGAAGATGCTGAGGAAGATGCGGTTGACATTGAGACGTATATCCAAGACCTGTTCGATGGAGGAGAGCTAGATTTTATTGACCTCGAAGTTATCGAATAAAAACAAGGGGTTAGCAGCCCCGGCGTCCCGATCGCTAACTCATTGATATTACGGAGTAATTTAGTGCTTGCAACGTCCCACGAACTGTTCTATAAAGACTTATCAAGAAAGGAAATCATATGGAACTGAACGAATACATCGACTACCTGAATAGCCTGTTCATTCAGGAAGTGCTGGACTTCGACTATTATGTCGAGGGCAAGCGTTCAACTGTTGACTCACTCACAATTCTCTGAAAGGGAAAGATATGACCACCTACACTGTAATCTGGCGTGATACTGGCGATGAATTTATGTTCACTGACGTATCTTTAGAGGGTAACCCTAACGGAATGTCAACTTATGACTGGATCGAACTAGCAAGCGCGATTGAGTATATCGACTTTGCTACCGATGAATACGAAGAAATTATGAAAGGCCTGCGTAATACAGGCTATGATTTATTGGCTGTTGTTGTCGGCCCTCTCACTCATGTAATCTGAAAGGAAAATAAAATGTATGTTCTGCTTTATACCAATGCCGAAGCCCATCCTTGCTATGTTCAGGGAACATTGGCCGAAATCAACGCTCATATCCGCAGCGAATGCGAATGCGGAAACATTGATCGCGAAGATTGGGAATTCTCTGGGCCGTTTGAGTTTCTTTGCATTGAAGATGGTAAGCTAACGCCAGTCAATTCATGGGAAATGACTAATATTCCTCAATTTTGGGTGAACTGAAATGCTGATCTGTTACTTTATCGCAAACGTTCTAATGATTTCAGATGGCACAATAGCTAACCCCTTGACTTCGTTGCAGAATATCCAGCTGCAACGGAGTTGGGGCGATAGCCTAGGCCTATCAGCGCGCACAACCGGCGGAAATATTGTATACTATACTCTAGATCCGATCGACACAAATTTAACTGTCGACGAGATTTTATTGCGCTGCGAAGAATCAGCATTTGACCCTGTATTTCATCCATGATAACAAGGGGTTAGGACCCCCGGCGCCCCGGCTGCTAAGTGCTTGATATCGTTGGATAATCTAATTTGTAACCCATTGATATCATTCACTATTAAAACTCACTTTTCTGTTGCAACCCTGTTTCTGTCATGCTATACATAATCATCAGAAACGAACAACCCAAAAGGAGATTTTCATGGCTGTTCAAAAATCCGCGAACTACACTGCCGAGTTGACCGCTGCTATCGTTGACCAATACACCTCTGGTCAAGGTGTCGAAGCTATTGCCGAGGCTATCGGCAAAAGCGTTCGTTCGGTCCGCTCCAAACTCGTCCGCGAGGGCGTTTATGTGGCGGCTGAAAAGCCCAAAGGTGCGGCCCGTGAGTTGGGTCCGACCAAAAAAGAACTTTTGATTGAGTTGGAAGCGTTGGTTTCCTACCCCGTCGAAGGTTTGATGGGTGCGACCAAAGAAGCCATTGCGGCTTTGATCGCTAACGCAAAAAACTAAGCTTATCAACAGCTTAGGTAAAAGGCCCTGCTTCGGCAGGGCCTTTTTTTATATGTCAAGGCCTAAAAAACTGAGCAATATCAAGGACTTACGGGTGGGGGCGCTCCATCGTCTAATGTATTGATAACACAAAGAAACTTTTACGTTGCTTGATGGTGTTTGGCGTGCTAGTATTAAGAGTAACCTAGAAAACAGGAGAACTAAAATGCCTAACTGGTGCGATAACACACTGTATATCGAAAGCGATAAAGAAACTATTGCTCATATTGTAGAAGCAATTGAACAAGGTAAGATGCTACACTTTATGAATCCAATGCCTGAAGATAAGGCAGAAGATTGGTATAGCTGGCGGGTTGATAATTGGGGAACCAAATGGGAAGTTGAAGCTCATATTGACAGCGAGCATGATGAAACCAGCGTAAGCATTTGGTTTGACTCTGCTTGGGCACCTCCTACTGGCGCATACGATAGCTTTTACAATCGAATGAATGAACTAAATCGTCCTATCGAGATTAGAGCGGAGTATATCGAATGGGGTGGAATGTTTTGCGGGGAATGGGTTAACGGGTCAGATGAATGCTGGATAATTCCTGACAATGTAGAAGAAGCTAAAGGCAACATACCTGAAGAAATTCTAGAGCATTTTAACATTCTAGAAACTCTAGAGTGCTGTGCAGAGAATGAAGATAAAACTGAAAAAGAAAAGGAAGTAGATCATGCAGATGACGTATGAAGCTTGGATGGCTGCTGTAAACGCTATTCTGCTTAGAGACTATGAACTAAGCACAGAATATCTGCCAGATTGGCCTAGTCATGATAACTGGAGCGATGGTGTAAGCCCTGAAGAAGGGGCTGAAGTCTGCCTAGAAGAATCAGAAATGTTTTAGGAAAATGCAGCGTAATCAATGGGTTACGCTGCACAGCGCCCAGGCTGCTAAGCTATTGAAATCGTTCAGTTGTTCCTACTGTTAACTCATTGATTTTACTTGCAAATGCTGTGCTTGCTAAGCTATTGAAATCATTCATCTATTGCTGCTGTTAACCCGTTGAAAATGCACAATATTCCCTCTCAATGCTACCACTCACATTCACTTTACA